ATAGCCGCTTCGTATGAAGCCTTGAGCTTCTGCTCTGGAGTAGCTTCTGGATCAGCGATGGTCTGCAATGCAACACCGGTTGATTCAGCGGCACCACGGGTTACCTCGGGAGCAAGAACAGCGGGGATGGCTTGGCCAACTTGCTCAGTTGCGCGAGCCGCCTCTCCAGCGCGAGTGAGATCCGCAATCTGTGCAGCGCGAGCAGCAGAAGGGGCTGTGGCTTCAGCAAATGACTCAGTGGCAGCAGCAACAGATCTTGGAATTCGAGCAGCTTCTCCAGCGGCTCCAGCAATCCCAAGAGTCATCAGGTTCATCGGAGACAGAAGGTCAGCGGCAACTTGGCCCGCCACTTCCCCCGCCGGACGAGTCACTGATTCTGGAACAGCCCGAAGTCCTGGAGTAACAATCCTTGCAATGTCAGCGGCTTTTGCGCCTAGAGACGCTCCCAATTCACGCTTCTCAGGAGAAGCTGACAAGAGGGCCATGATGCCTTCCTTGTCGATACGAGATGCACCTTCGAGCATTCCCTGCTTTGGCTCACCACCAGTGACCTGCTGGATGGTTCTTCCAACGGTCGCAAGATCTTGCGGCATTGGAGTTCCAAACGCAAAAGGAGCGGCAATACGGGCGAATGCCGGAGCGACCGATTTGGCCTTCTCGTACAGGCTTGGTGGTGCCTCAAGAACTGGAGCATTCGGATACTTTTGTTTACCAGCAAAAGCGAACGCCTTATTTATATCCTCTTGAGTGGGGTCTTTATCGCCTTCCAATTCAAGAGTAACACCAGTAGCATCATTGGTGATCTGATAGATAGGCATAATTATCTTACACGCTTAATTGTAAAACCGGGAATATCAGTAGGCTTAGCAGTTTCAGAACCCTTTACTCCAGCGGCTGGTTCAGTTGGGAATCCACCGGTTCCACCAAACGCAGATTGAAACTGCTTGGTTATTTCAGCCTGTTTTTCAATCGGAACTCCCGGCTTGAATGTGATTACAGGCTTATAGGTTTCAGTAACAGGATCGAATGACAAACGGCTTGAGAACGGAGAGTTATCAGTTCCAGCATTATCAAGAAAATCCTTGAGTTGAGGATACATCTTGCTTATTTCCTTAATTTGCTCAGGGCTTCCACCGACAGTTCCAACGCCAGGAAGATTGAACTGCATGTATCCCTGCTTCTTTCGATCAGCTTCCTTTTGAGCGGCTTCCTTCGTTTTCTCCTGAGCCTCCATAAACGCGAGCGTTTCAACATCGGGTTCCCCGAGTTTTACTCCTCGCTGAGACAGGTATCCCGACATTTCAGGAGCGCGTGACTTCAATGCCTGAATTCTCGCGTTTTTCGTTTGAGCTTGAGAAAGTTCAGCTTCAGCTATTCCGGCTCTTGTAGCCGCATCGAGTGGGCCAACGAACTGATTGGTGGTTCCGCCCAAAGCCATTGCAGCACCCTTGGCCCTTGAAGTTCCGGTAAGCAAATTGGCTTCACGTTCAGCGGCCAATCGCTTGAGGTCTTCCTCAAGCATGAGCTGACGTTGAGCTTTCATGCGATCCATTACGCGCTGCTCCTGCAACGCAGCAAGATCCTCTTCCATCAACGCCCGCTTGGCGTTTCTTTGCTGGCGGATCTGCTCGTTGGTTCCAGTGAACTCACCAGCGATGCCGCCGGTAAGCATGGATAATCCCTTCAGCAGTGGGTTAACACGTTGAGTGGACTGGGCTTCGAGCTTCTTTCTGATTTCTTCGGGAGTAGCCATAATGTTATCGCAGTTCGTTCAGCATTGATCGGCGGGCCATTCTTCCGCCAAGGCTTCTCATTGCAGCAGCCATGATCTCCTCTGGATCGTAGTTGATGTATCCGTTGTACGGGTTCAAAGCCTCCTGCATCCGTCGAGCGGGAATCGGAACAGTGGTTGGTTCGACAATGGACGGAGTTGATGTGACCGAAGATCCCGGAAGGGTGATCGGCTTGGGTGGCTTTGGAGGAGTAACCGGAGCGACCGGAGGCTGACTCAGATCCAAGATCGGAGTCGATGTCACCGAAGATCCCGGAAGCACGATTGGAAGCCTGCCGGGAAACCCAACAAGCCCTGTGCCACCGGAAGTTACTACCGTACCATCCTCAAGCTTAATTGTAGTCGGAGGTGTTCCGGCTCCTGTAACCCCACCGGAAATTGGCGATGAAGGATTGTAGGTATCGGAAGTGAGAGTTTCATCACCCGGTTTGACGCTCTCATTACTTGGAGGGGCTTGAAACTCAAATTCACCCTTCCTCCAGTTGTATGGAGCCTCTCGACCATACGCATCAAGACCGTAAAAAACGTCACCAATCCTAACTCCCCCCATGTCTGGGACCAGATCACCAAGTTTATATCCCGGATAACCGGGAAAATCGTCAACCATATCGCTCGGCGATGCCGCTGTTGAATCGGTGGTATCGTTTGCCATAGCTCAAGCCTTAGGAACCAAGTTATTGATCCGACCGATCATCCAGTTGGCCACCAACTTCTTCGCCTTCGGTTTATCCTTGAGCCACTTCGCGAACTTCTCCGCGTTGCTGTCGTAGAAGCTCTTGAACCAAGCGGGTCCAACGAGTTCCTTCCAGAAGTAGAACGCTTCCCACTGATCGGGAATGCACTCGCGAGCGACGTAGCAACCAGCAGCACTTCCGAGTGCGCCGATTGCTCCGGTGACACCTTTGAGGATTGCCAACGGTGAACCAGCCTGCGAAGCCTCGAACGCGTTCTGGGCGTTCTGGAGCGCAAAGCTGGAACCGGTCTGAAGCAACTGACCGGGACCGGCTTGCTGCATGCCTTGCATGAGCTGAGGTGCAGCAAACGGAGACGCACCTTGCTGGAGTCCACCAAGTTGAGCGGCTTGAGAGACGATGGGCTGGAGACCCAGAGCGGACTGGATGTTCGCGATATTCTGCTGCTGAGAACTCTGGCGTTGTTGCTGCGAAGCCATTTGGCCCGCGAAGGTCTGTTGCTGAGCGGTGTTCCGCTGACCGGTGGCTGCGAGGATATTCTGGAACGCTTCCTGAGCTTGGCGATTGGCGACATCGCTCGTGGTCTGACCGCTCTGGAGTAAGCCAAGAGCTTGCTGACGGCGCTGGACATCGGCATTCGCAATAGCCTCACCAACCGCCCGCGCCTCGCGGAAAGCGGAAAGGTTGCCAAGGATGTTTCCAGTAGCAGTGCCACGAGCGCGAACAGCTTGCTCAGCGGCTCGGATCATTGCGGGATCAAGCGTTCCAGCTTGAGCGAGACCGGCACTGATCTGGCGTTCGAGGTTGCTGCGGATGTTCGCTGCTTCGCCGGTATCCTGTGGGCCGGTGGGAATGCCGACACGCTCGTAGGTGGGGGCAGCGGGAGCGGTCTCGGCAATGGGGCGTTGCCCAATGCTCTCCATGAAGTTCTCATAGAGATCATAGCGTTTAGGATCAGCGGCCTTAAGCTCTTTAAGGCGTTGCTCGGCAAACTGAGTTCCGAATTCCTTGGAGAGATCAAGCTGACTCTTCGTGAACTCAGGAGCAAGAGATGCTAGTGCGCGAGCTGTTTCGCGTGTGACATCGATGTCAGAAATGCCGCTGAAATCATACGGACGCTCTCCGATTACTTTTCCAGACGCGTCATAGACTGGGTACGATCCCTTGCCTCCGGTCCTAGACGCCGCCTCGATCTGTCTTAAGACAGGAAAAGTTTGAGCTTGTGCGTAAACCGCTTCGCGGTTTGCCGCTGCCATATCTGGAGCATTGTAATCACCACCCATAGGAAATCCTTCGGTTCATTAGGAGTTTGAAGTATCTGTTGAAATCGTACAAACGGGAAACGCCTCTGCTGAATCCGCCCACCTTGGTGACCTTATCTGAACAGACAGTCATCATGGCCAACCAGAGAGTCTGAACAGCTTCCGGCTCAACCCCAATCACCATCTCGATCCAAGCGATGTGGCCATCAGGGAAGTTGTTGTTGATGTCCTCCGCTTCCTCGATTGAGTTCAGGAAACGAACAGCTCCGACACCAATGCACTCGCCCTTTTCATTCTTGATGATTCCGATCTGCTTCATCTTGTTGAAGATGCCGATCCAGTTCAGGAGCTGATCATCGTTCCATGTGGAACAAGTTGGCCAATGAAGCCTGAGCAGCTTAGCTGCTTCGATGATAGACGGATGTGCGTTCATTGCTGAGGACGCACGGAATCGACAAAGCCAGAGAGAATGGCGGATTGGAATGACAGGCGACCGCCCGCATTGGTTTCAACCTTAAATTGGATCGAGTTCCATCGGCCCTTGCTGATGAGATTGTAGGCTTTCAGGAACTTCTGAGAACTGGTGATGCTCAGGCCAGAATCAATCGTAGAGAATGTTCCAGTCATGTCCTTGGCGTAGGAAACGGTAACACCTGTATTCTGGGTGGTGTACGGGTTGTCGAACGCGAGCTGGATGCTGTACCCGATCTTGTCGGGGATGGGTTCCCCAAGGTTGTAAGCCTTGGTGGTCACCGAGGACTGGTATTGCGAGCCACCATCCAAATAGGAAGAAACAGGTGTTGGTACGGTGCGAGTGTTTGGCAGGTAGTCGTTGAATGACCAGACCTGATTACTTCCCGAAGACACTGCGGTCATGTCGCCAGCGAACATCAGCACAGGGCCAAAGCTTGAGAACGATGTGGCAAAGAAGTCGTTCACTTGCCAGTTGTCCCAGTATCCAAGCCAAGAGCGGGCCAGTGAGTGGTATACGATGATCGCGTTATTCCGAGGAATCAGGTCTTCGAGTTCAAGATGGTAACCGTTTTCGAGAAGCATCGCATACTCGTTTTCGAGACCAACACCGAACGGTCCTTCCTGAACAAACGGAACTGCGAGCAGGTATCGGTTATTCCAGAACACACCGTCGCAGAGTTCGAGGCGCGTCTTGTCAATGCGGCTGATGAGATCGTTGATCGGGCTGCTGAGCGCGAGTCCAACGCTGGTCTGGGTACCCGCTTGGATCTGGGCCATCGAGCGGATGCCGTCACGAGACAGGAAGAAAACGTCAGCACCCACCGCAGCAATGGATCGGTGCGAGGAGCAGCCGATGTTTCCGCTGACGAGCGAGATAGACCAATCGGCTGGATCAAGCGTGGGATCGGCATCCACAGTCCAGATGGACCGCTCCTTGAACACGAGCAAGCGGTATCCAAACCACGAGTAGAGACCACGAATCGGATCGCCATCGCCACCAACGCGAATGGAACCAAGCGGATCCCAAGATTCACCATCGAGAATGTCCGAGAAGTACAGGGTGTCGGGCTGGATTGTGGTATCCGCTGACACGGCCCACAGACGGTTGGTGTGGGTGGTGAGATAGAGCGGCTTGGCGGGGGCAGCGAGTGATACGAATGCGACCGCGTGTGATCCTCCACCACCGGAAATGTTTACTGTTGGAGCAGTAACGTATCCACTGCCTGGATTGGTAATACTAATTGCAACCAAATTGCCATCATTAGCAACAATAGCAACAGCGGTAGCTGTAGTCCCGCTTGGAGGAGCAGAGATTGTTACCGTTGGAATCGTGGAAAGATTTGACCCCTGATTGATGACATCGATTCGGCTGATCTTTCCGGCAGCGACGGATGCGTTCGAGTTAGAGCTGTTGACATAACGCAGTGCGCTATAGCCATCCGCGTAGAACAACTTCTCGTTGAGCTGAGCAAAGTAAACGTATCTCGCGAGAGGATTGATCGTAGATCCGCTGATGACGTTGTACGAAATACCAGGAGATCCGTAGTACAACAGATTGGTGTTCGCGTTGATATCATTCAGCGCGATTACCAGACGCTCTGAGGCGGACGTATCAAAGTAGAAGCCAGAGTAGACTTGGCAGTTGACTGGGAGGTTGGACGCGAAGTTGGCGGTGGTTGCCTCCCAGTTTGTGATAACGTCTTCCCAGTTGCTGGTGATGCTGTTGCCAACCAGTGAAACGGACCCGAGACGAGTGACAAGGTTTCCAAAGTCATCGTAGTCCATGTTGATGGCCGATTCCAAGCTTGTGGCCGGAATGGCATCTGGACGAGTAGCTGAAACGACACCAGTGCTGAACCCATTGCTTCCATCTAGAAGCATCTGGTCGTCGAGTGCGTCTGAGGATTGGAATGGCATTAGGTGATGTCCTGAAAGGTGTAGTCGTAGAGGCTGTCAGGAATGATGCGGCTGATCTGCTGCTGCTGACCGCGTTCCATGTCCTTCATAATGGAGACCTGAGCGGCTCCCTCTTGGAACTTCGCTTGGGCTTTGCCGTACTGCCGCGAGTATTCGAGGAGATCGCCTTCGGTGTAGGCCATCAGTGCATTCTCAACACCGTGCAGCTCGAAGTTGCTGTCGTTGGTGATGGTCTGAGCCTCACCGAACTGACGCATCTGGGACTGCTTCTTGCCGAGAACGAAGAGGGTTCCGTTGACGTTGGGAACTGGGATGAGCTTGATCCTCGGGACACCGGCCAGTCCGTAGGCAACGTCCATGTTGCGGACCCAGTTCACGAAGTTGTTGGGCGTGGACTTACGGCTATCGACGTTGTTCCAGGTGTTGGGATCGAGCTGGAAGAATGACACCCATTCAGCGGACGGGATTTCGATGCCATCGGTATCGCCATCAATCGTGAACTTCGCGGCCACTGGGAAGTCCATGTACATATTGTATCCGGTGTTCGAGGAGTAGGCCGTGGTGACGAAGGTGTTGATCGTATTGATCTCATCGCCATCAGCGACAGAGATAGAGGTTACTCCGAGGGTATCGTTCCATAGGCACGAATCCCAGATCATGGAGTAGCGGCGGATACAGAACTTCTTGGCCAACGTGAGCGTGGCCGAGTCCGTGAACGACAGCTTATCGCAAGCTGCTTGCGCTACTTCAGAGGGTTTCATTAGGCGAAGTACTCCTGAGCCGTGATCGTCGAGGTGGTGCTTTGCTGGACGGAACCACTTATGTTGAAGTTCAAATACAGGTCACTAGATCCATAAATGTGAATCTTGTATGTAACAGCAGAGGCGGTATTGGGTGAATCAAGAAACTCTATCTTAACATTGTTGATCGACTCAATCTCACCGTCTTCGTAGCTGGCAGAAGCGATTCCAACTATTCCAGTACCAGTGCTTGTTCCAATCTCAGTTCCGTTTCTAGTTAGCCTGAAAACGCAGTTTTTGGAATCACCAGTTAAAAACGAATAGTTGATAACGGCAGAAACAAGAATGTTTGAATCGCCGCTTCGTGGAGTAATAGAAACCGATATTACATCAGCACCAGATCCAGTGGTATTTGCCTCAATGCTTGCTCTGGCTTTGTTTGCAGTCTGCTTACATTGAGGTGAGTTCAATGAAGTCTGAACAAACTGACTGGAGTTAGAAGCCCGAAGTCTTCCAGTCGAATCAAGAATAATAACCTTATCGGTATCTGTATCAACATTCTGAGTGGTGATGTTCGGGAATGTAACAACATTCGCGTTCACCGTCAGGAGATCTGCGTCAGCATTACCAATAGTGGTATTGCCGTTTACCGTCAGGTTACCACTTGCGGACAAAGAAGTTCCACTAATAGAAGAGCTAGATCCAATCGAACCGGTTACAGTAAGGTTGTTCGATATGACAGTAGCACCAGTAACATTGAGGGTGCTATTGATTGTTAACGGATTGGCGAATGATACGTTTCCAAAAAACGATGCATTTCCATTGCATGTGAAGGTTGAATTGAATGTTACCGATGAAGCAGTAAGGCTTCCGGCAAACGAACTTGATGCGGCGGCGTTGGTTTGGACGATGTTTCCAAACACGGACAGATTACCCGCGCTCGTGGAGATGTTGCTAGTGACCGCGAGGGTGGACGAGAGATTGGCGGCACCAGTGACTGCCAGAGTGGACGAGAGGGTAGTAGCACCGGTAACGGTCAGGGTGGATGAAAGGTTGGTGGCACCGGTCACACCGAGCGTAGAACCAATGGTGGCCAACCCAGAGACTGCGAGGCTCGAAGCCAGTCCGGTGGCACCCGTGACATTCAGGGTACCGACAATGTTGGCTGCGGTTGTGGAGATCTGGAGCGCGGAATTGGTTCCGCCGCCATCGCTGATGCTCCTGAGACTTCCGGTAAGACTGGCGTTGTCGGAGGTCTTGAGTAGGCCAATGTAGGTGGATGCTACTGAACTTCCTGTAAGTGGGGTTGCCATATCAGTTTCTTGATCTGTTTCTGTAAGTTGACCTTATTTTCCATTGGTCCTGATAATTTCCAACCACATTCTTGGCATCAGCAACGATTGGGGTGGTTTGCGAGGCAGCGATTACCGCTGCCGCCAAAGTCTCAGGCGAAAGCTCAGTGTATGGAGTAACGTCGCCAGCGAGGATTCCGATGGCAGTTGCAGTCCCTGAATCAGTGAACGTAACAACAAGGCTACCGGTAAGGTCCGTGATAGCTCCAATCGAACTTGGGCCAACGGTGAATACATTATCAGCGTTTCCTGATGCATTCAGAACGCCTGGAAGCGTTGCTGGATTGACGGTGAATGTGAACGTGCAATCGCCCACCAATGAAACGATGAGCTGAAGGAGCGATGGGCCAGCAATGAATGCAACGCTGGAATCACCAGAGATGTTTACGCCCGCTGCAAGATTGATCGGGTTTGCCGTGAACTGAGCCCCGACGTATGTGAACGCCGACATTGCTCCGCTCTTGTACGGCATCACCCAAGCGGAAGGATCAAGATGGCCATACGGAATAGCCGCCAATTGAGATGAGATGCCTTCTCCCGCGCTTTGATTTCTGAGATCTGTGCGCCCCCACATTGAACGCAACGAACCGGGGTCACCGCCTCTTTGTCTAAGCGGTAACTGGCAGAGTATCGTCGTGTTTTGTTTGAGGGACATGAATCATCCCCAACCGACTTCGATTCCGCCATAGAAGTTGCTGGCAGCAGCGGTTGCTGCTCCAGCGAAATAGAGCCAGACAAGACAAGCTCCATCCATCACACGAGGAAGGCTTGGCAACTGGTTGAGAAGATCACGTTCAGCAGCCACTGAAGCCGTGGTAATCGGAAGAGTCAGCAGCGGTCGGGCAAGGCAGAGGGCACCAGAACCGGCACCAGATGCCGCTGAGAAAGTGACGTTTGCCACATTTGAAACTCCGGTATCTCCCGAAGCCATAGGAAGGAATGGTCCGTAATTGTTTGCGGAAGTTCCAGAATGGGATATGTGGCCTGCAATCGCAGATACGATCATCGAAACGGTGACCGGCATATTTCTGCCCGATGTGGGAGTGGTGTTCGAGTAGCTCAAGCTGATGTTATGAGCGGTGGCACCAGAAGTAACGTTTTGAACAAAAAACAGCCTACAACCAGCACCATTCGTATATCGAAGCGTGGGAGTTCCGGTAAGCGTCTGGGCGGTGGCTACGGCGGTAGAAATGCCGGGCCAATAACCCTGAAGATCGACCAGCATGAGTTGAGCCGGAACGCCGGTGGCAACGCCAGTGACAGCCGAGACGTTAAGGATGTGCTTGGTATCCGGGCTGACGTTTCCACCGTGGCGAATTCCAAATATCTGAGTGCCGTTCCCGGTAGTTTCGTCGCAGCTTTTCCAAGCCAAAGCGGTTCCAGTGAATGCGTTTGCGACTGGGCTTCCGGCTAAGCCGCTGAAATCATACCACCGTCCTGCGGTGTACGCAGCCGCACCGGTGATCTTGTTCCAATCGGTTCGATTGAACTTTCCATTTGTCGTGATCTCGTTGATGAGATCATCCATTGAAGAGAAGCCCATGTTAGTTCCAGGTGAATTGCAGGAATCCCCTCAGCGGTGCAGGAGATGAAGAGGTATTGTTGAGTATCAAAAAGTTCAAGTAGGAGTTGTTTTGGATTTGTACGCAGTTGGCTTTGTGCGTGAAGAACACAGTTTCTGCCTCGGTGTTCTGCTCTCGAATCACATGAGTTGCAAGCGGTTTGACCAAAACGATGTGGCAGAAACCGCCCATGCTGGCGTTGCAGGTGACTCTTTGGATGCTTCGGATACCTTTGTCTCCGTTGTCGAGCGGGATGAATGGTGATGCTGCTCCTGCGTCCAAGGTTGAGTTGATGTTGTTTGCGATTCTCCCAATGGTTCCGGTTGAAGCGATTCCGAATGTGCTTGTCCTGTTGGCTGTTCCTTGGCTGTTGGTGTAGGTGACGGTGACTGTTCCACTTGAACTCATTGGAGCTGCGACAACGAGGTAGGCTTGGACGCCTTCACCTGAGGTGTACCTAGATATGCTGACCGGGTTGATCATGTCCTGCGGATCGAGCGAATCCATGTCGATCAGCGGATAGAACATGAGGTAGTCGGCCAGCAGCATGGTCAATGGGACTGATGCTGTGGATGTTCCTGCTGAGAGTGCGAAGAGGTGTTTGGTCTGGCCTGCCGATGGTGTTGGGCCTGTGTAGATTCCTCGATTGGACTCACCTATGAGGAGAGTGGCTTCGTACTGTTGGCCGACGTAGGCCTGATAGACTGGGATGCCTGCCCCGACGGCTGCGTCGTACCAGCGTCCTGCGACTCCTGCTGGAGAGCTTGTCTTGAAGAAGAACGACTGCCAGGTCGGTGCTTCGGCGAGCGATACTATTCCGGTGAAACCCATTATTCCTCCTCAATTTTAGGGTTGCGTGGAACTAAATCAGCTTGCGGAACTCCATCTGGATGCTCTTCGCAGATGCTTTGAGCATCCTCATCTGTTGGCCATAATGGCCTCAAGCAATGTGGGCAGAAGTAGTCCACATGATCAATCAACGGTAACAGTCAGCGCACCTGCGGCGAACTGCGGTTGAATACCGGTGGAAACTGAAAGGGAAGACGTTAGCGATCCCTTGAAGATGAGGTTTCCAGCACCGGACAAGTCGGTGCCAATTCCAAAATGCGTCAGGGTGTTGGTGCCACCGGTGCATTGAGCAAACTGAACAAGGGCAAAGTTGCTGATCGTGGATGTCGAGAGCGTAAATCCAGATGCTGAGCGGGCCACTGCAATTCGAGCATATCCGGTATAGTTTGCCTCATTGGTGTTTTGATTCCCTGCTTCTCCGGGGTCTGCGGTGTGCAGGCTGATGAAGAAAGATCCAGCGGATGTAGAACCTCTGATTCCGGTAGCGTTTCCGATGTTTGCCCAATCGGAGTTTAGGAATATGAGATCAAGGATTTCCGCCTCTGCGGCATTTGTCATCGACATAGTGAGAATTGGCTATGGGTTACTTTGGGAGAACGTACCAGCCAGCCGGGAGCGTCACTTTGGACGGCCCGACAAGCTTCTTGTCTTGGTCAAAAGCGTACACGCTGGCTTTCACTGGTTTTGCGAGCATCACTGGTTCACCGTGCGGGACCATTACCACCTTTGTCACTTGGCAACCCAGGCAGTCCAGCAATACGATCAGCCAGACCGTTCTTGAGATCCTCGGGTGCTTTTCCATGTTGAATGTTGGTGGGTGGTGTTTCTCGGAACCAGTCCAGCAGGGCCTTCAGGATCTGGTAGATCCAGTTCACTTGGGTTTCTTGTCTGCGTCTTTGGCAGCGATCAAACCAAAGCCAACCGTCACAGCGGCAATGGTCGCAGCGAGATCAATGTTGGTGGACGGGTCGCCGTCAAACAGAGCTTTCAACGCTCCACCCACGGCGACCATGATTGCACCAACACCGGCAAGAGTAGTTTTCCAGTTCATTTCTTTAGAGCTTTCCAGAGTCCAATTGCGGCAGCGACAAAAGCCAACACAGCGGCCCCAAACTGGAACCACTGTGTTAGCTGAGGAAGCAAAGAAACCGCACCAGCAGCGGCAGCGGTAGCCAGAGAGATTCCAACCCCACTGTTGCTGTTGGTATCGGTTTGCATTACTCGGATTTAGGTTGAGCAGCGTTGACGATTAGGTCAACAAGCGGCAGAGCAACTTTTGCGTTCTGAATGCCACCAGCTTTGACCGCAATGTCGATGAGTTGCAGCAAACCGTTGGCTTGTTCTTGAGTCAGCTTGACGATGATTTCCATATTAGGCGACCGGAGCTTCAACGACCGGAGCTTCACCGTCAACATCGGGGCCAACCAAAACCGGCTCCACCTGCGGCAACATCGGCGGGACGATTTCCACCGGCGGTAACCACGGCAGCGGGGGAGCGATGATCGGCGGGTTGATCTGGTTCTCGATCTGCGCGGTGACGTTGGCTTCGATGGAAGTCTTATCGACGCCATTCGCGAAGCACCAGCTCAAGACTTGAGCTTCGGTCAGTTGATCGTAAGGCGTGAACGAACCAGACGGCGGCTGAAACGACGCGCTGCCGTAGCAGGTGCCGCTGTAGGTGCCATCGGTGCCGTTGCAACGCCAATCGGCGGTGATAACGACGTCCGTGAGAGTGCCTTCGGTCGGCTTAACGAGAAGGCGTTCGATGATCCAGTTGATGGTAATCATGGTGGTATGGATTAGGCGACTTTGACGATGATCCGCGCACGGCCATCAGCGTCGATGCTGATGACCTTACCGACGGCCAGTTGATACTGTTCAAAAGTCGGATTGCTGACAGCCTGACCTTTGATTCCGGTGCCATTGACAACCGGCACGATGTAGTCACCAGCCTTAGCTCCAGTCACGTTGACAGGAACCTGACCAGCAAACGCGATGCGGTCCACAAGCTGGCGAGCGGCTTCAAGCGCATCACCTTCAAGATCAACTCCCCACTTGTCGTTTCCGACGTAGGAAGGATCAGTCGATTTCACAACGAACGAAACAGCATCAGCAAACACGTTGGTCAGCTTGCCGTTTGCGTCGATACCAGCGACATCGCCCTTCGCCAGAACGAAGTCGGAGCATTTGACCATGTATTCAGCATAGTCGGCACCCGAAGCGTTAACGGTTCCACCAGCGTTGATCGACCGGAGAGTAACACCATCTCGGCCAAACTTTGATGCTGCGTTGGCCGCATTCGCATTGTAGCCAGAAACGCTATAGTAAATTGAACTAGTACCTCCACCGGTTCCTTGAATTTCAAAAACCACATTTCCAACATCTGTTGCGACATTCTTGCGAAACGTGTGGTAAGTTCCACTCGTCGTCCCCACCAACAGATCGCCACCCGTCGTGAGCGTCATCGAAGCCGCCGAGAAACCAGCAATGGTATTACCAGCCGTTCCAGCGACACCACTGTACCAAAAATGCCCTCCAACACTTCCATCAATCAAATAACGAGCGGCAGCATTCGATGTAGCCAGCTTGTAAACCCAAGCGCCGCCAGCCTCGCGATAACCGTTTGAAACGATGTCAACTTGGTTGTTCGTCGCTGTGCGACCGGAAATCGAACCATTCTGACCGATTTCAAGGACGTTGTATGAGTTATTCCACGCACTCGGCGTAACCCCCACGCCGACGTTGCCGGAGGAGTCCAGCGTCATTTGAATGGTCGATGGTGTGATGCCTCCTGTGCCGAACATGATCGGGCCAGTCGAGCCGCTGCTTCGACCGATCCAAACACCACCGGGGTACGTCGCATGACTGTTCCCGTAGAGAATAGTGGCAGCTCCAAAACTGGAAGACCCACCACCGGACTGGATCGTAAGGCTTCCAGTGTAAGTGTTGTCAGCGTTGAGCAGCAAATAGCGTGTCCCTCCAGATACTCCAGACATCCGGATGTTTCCATCGACATCAAGTTTCTGAGCCGGACTCGCAACCCCCACGCCCAGCCCCGTAGAGTTCAGGGTCATCAACGTGTTCCACCCAATGGTGGTTCCAGCAGCAAAACCAGACGGAGCGTTATACCAAACGTGGCTTCCGTTGCTCGGGGCATACAAACAAGCAGGGTTGTTTACCGTGTACTTGTAATTGGTTCCGTCGTTCCACCAATTTGATCCAATCTCAAGAGTCAGATCGGACGAAACAATTTGAGCTGGACTCCCAATCTGAATCGCTTTTCGACCACCAGCCCACGCGCTCGGAGTAAATCCAACGCCAATACTGTCTGTTGAGGAGACTACCTTCAACGTATTTGTATCCACCGTCAGATCGCCGGTGATGGTGGCGCTGGCGAGGGTGGCGGTGCCGGATGCTCCGAGGATGTTATTAACGCTAATCCTCTTTGTGGTTCCAGATGCCGCCATCGAGTTATCGCTGACATCAACGATAGGGATAGCGTCGTTAATCGGGTCAGCGGCGGTTAATACCGTTAGTGCTGTAATCTTTACGTCTGCCATATCAGTTAACTGTTAGAATGAATTTGTCTGATGCTTCGGTTAAAAGGTTAATGGGCAGTGTACCGCCCTCAAGTGAGATAACATCGTAAGTTCCAAGAGATGCACACAAGTATGTTATTGGATCTCCGGGATTGAACTCCAAAACGATTGGCTCTTCGGTTTGATCTGTAACAAGGACTCGGCGCAAAACAGGCGGATCGATTGGGGTGACTGATCCGCCACCTCCATTCGATACCAGTCTTGTTCCAAGAGCCAGCGTCACAGGCTTAAGAGTTGATCACTCCGTTGAACGCGATCACCTGACCACCAGTAAGCTGGAAGCTCTGGATCGGTCCAGGAAGCGTGATGCCAGCAGGGATAGTCACTGATGGCCAAGTGCCAGTGATGTTGTTACCAGTGATCGAAGTAAAGGTGGTAGGGGCAACCGTGGTAATCGCCACAAACGGGCCAGTGGTCAGTGTCGTGGCCGTCACGAGAGCGAAGCCCGCGACCCCCATCGAATACTCAGTTGCGAGATTTGCATCAATACTCATATATCCCAGATCTTCCGAATTTGATTCTTTGTGAAAGTGCTTTCAAAGCGGGAACCCTGACGGTCTTCCATCCGGCTGAATCCCTGCTTCACCTTGTCCTTGAGTTCGGCTTCTCGGGCAAAGCCGGTGACCCCGAAGCGGGCCACCGGTTGCCTGTTCCACCGCTTCCCATCAAGGACAACAGAGTCAGTACCCATCGGAGCGATATGCTCGATGGACTGACCATTGTTCTCGAAGGTATAGATCGGCATGTTAGGACTCCATCTCGCTGTCGTACTCATCAACCATCTTACGCATACCCTTTTCGTCCATAGGCTCCTTGGAAGCCATGGCCTTCTCGCTCTTGTTTTCGTACTCAGCGGGCATACCGTTCACGCTCCGAATCTCGACATAAGCTTCGCCGTTATCGAGCTTCTTGAGAACACCGCGAACATCGTCGAGAACCACTTCATCACCCACTTCAGGCATGGCCTGTTGGCCATCTTCCATGTCAGTGGAAAGAGCCTCGACCGGAATAGAAATCATGGGCGCATTGTTGTCAGCCTCTTCACATCCGCAAGCGGAATGAGAAGGGGCACCACCGATTGCTCGATGATGCCCCTTTGGGCTGACGGCAATCACCATGATGGTGGCCGTCTTGGGTCGCATATTACAGCGTGGAAGAGGTCTTAGTACGATGGACCAAGTACCAGGTCGGGTTACCAGTAGAACCCGTGTTACCAGCAGCCAGACGGAGCGTAGCGAAGTACAGCTTCACACCAACGGTGATGAGCTGGTTCAACGGATCGCTCTTGTCGGGGGTGTCAGTGATAACGATCTTCGGAGACAACGGATCATCACCGGTCAAGGCAGGGATACCAAACGACTCGTTACCAAAGAAGAACGAGGCGATGATGTCCTTGCTGACAGCGAGACCGCCACCAGCGGAGGTAGCTTGATAAACAAACTCATCGGCAGCGGTGCCGGAACCGGTGCTGACAAACGAGTTGGTCTGGGTGACCACGCGGCAACCGTAAATGGAACCAACCTCGCCCTTGTAGAACGGTTGGCCCTTGTTTCCGTAGTTGGAGGCGTTCAACCAATCGGCATCGCGCATCAGGTCGCGAGCAACGCGAGGATCGGTCGCGAGGACGTAGCCACCGTTGATCATCGGAGCGCGATTGCGCTTCAGGCGGGTCATGGAATCGAGGACAGCCGAAGCGGTCATCGTGGTGTTGGCAGCAGTCGTGTCGCTGTTCAACGCAGAGAAGCTCTGGGTCGTCAGCGTAGCAGGGTTACCGTAAACCTTAACACCACCGGAGCTGGCCACAGTGTTCACGGCGTCCGAGTTATCAAACGTACCACCACCCTCGGCGGCGGAACCGATAGACGAGCCGCTGGCGGTGAGGTTGGAGCCAACCAGCGTGTTACGAATCACGGAGTCAACCCAGAGGGCCATGTCCAGACCGGAGGTCTTGGTGGCCTGCTGGAGCGAGTTGAACAGGTCCGTGGCGCGGAGGATGTCGGTCAAACCGATCACTTGACCGTACTGGGCGAGCGACTTGCTGAGGCTGTTCAGGGCCAGAGCGCGGTAGTTCGCGGAGCTGATGGCCGTACCCTCGGAGCTGATGGTCTGGACACCCGAGACGCTCGGCGAACCGAAGCGGAACATCGTGATGGCCTTGTTACCATTGTTCCGGGGGATCGGAGCCTTCATGGCGAACTGATCCAGGATGGTCTCCTGCTGAACGATGGAGAGCAGCTCCTTGCTGAAGTAGTTCTGGAACTGGCTCGTGAGCGTAGTTGAAGTAGTTACGGGCATATTTTAGTTGTGGTTGTGCTATTAGCCTTCGTCCCGGTCGAACTCTCTCGTCGCTCGCATGAGCGCGTCCCTTTGCTCCTTCAGGGATAGCTTGGAGAAATCCTTCTCTTCAGCCTTGAGTTGTCCTGCCGGTACGCTTTTACCAATAGCGGTCTTCTGCTGGAGCTTACTGAGTTGTTCTTTCAGAGACTTGTTCTCGGCTTCCATCGACTGAGACCGTTCGGCTGCATTCTGGAGCTTCACAATTTCGACAGCGTGGACAAGTCCATCAGGAGTCGCAGTGAGCAGCGGGAAATTATTCAAAAGCTGAACAGTACGCTTGTACTCAGAGCTGTTCTGATCTTTCAGCCAAGCCTCCCTCTCGGACAACTTGCCGTAGTTTTCAGCCCATGACTTCTGGAACTGCTCCTGTTGAACCTTCTGCTGTCTTTCACCAGCCGCTTTGCGGACATTATCAGCCTTGGCTCGCGCTGCCTTGGCCAACTGAGAATCGCCATCAGCCTCAAACTCCTTGGCCGCAGCCTCGTAGTCATCAGCCGTATAGCCCTTCTCGTCCCGATGAGAATTGGTTTCGGTGGCCTTGGATTGCTCCCGGCTCCTGCTCCATTCCTCACGCTCACGCCTCACCGCTTCGCGCTCAGCCTTGAGGGCTTCCTTCTCAGCGTTGATTTGCTCCCAGGACTTCGCCTTTCGGTTCTGTTCCTGAGCGAATTTGCTTTTCTCCTTATCAACCTTCGGCTCGGTCTTTGTCGCCTTCGGTTCCGTCTCTGACTTCGTGCTTACTTCCTTCTCGCCACCATCGAACTCTTTGCTGGCGGTCACCTCATTAGAGGATTCCTGCTCAACCGGAGCTGACTCGTTTGATGTTGGAGTCTGCTCCCTTGGCTGGCTGTCGATATCGACACCGGCATCGTGATCTCTGGCCAACGCGAGTAGGCCATCTGCACTCATTGATTCGTCTGACATATTGTGCTTTTACTCGTTTGCTGGTCCGCACAGACCGGCAACCGCAACTTTGATCCTATGTGTTCGTGGCAGAATCCGGATCATCATCCTGCCCCGTAATTGATTCCTGATCGGCCATCACTTCGATGACCTTCACAAGACTGGCCTGACCCATTGCAAAGCCTGACGAATATTGCAAATGGTTTCTATCAGTTATCGCAGAAGCATTCTGCATAAGCACAGTGTTTAACAGTGCGTCCCTGAATCGTTTGCCAGTATCGCTATTGAAGAAATTATTGAGCGTGATCGCGTCCTCCTTGCGCCAAGGAAGCGGATCTACCCATCGTTGATGCCGCGCAAATGTCCACGCGGTACGGACTCGTGCGAAGAAGCTGATCATTTACTTGCTGGCTTTCTTTCGACCGGCAGCTTGGCGGCGCATGAACTCTGCGGCCCCCAGCTTCTTGCGACCGATATAGGCAGCAAGTGCGCGAGGATCATCGGCCCCTTCCTTACGGAGTTCGTTGGCCAGTTTACTGAACTTGGATTTCTTCTTCATGTTGCAGTGGTTACGATATTTATTTCGTTGCCCTCTTTGTTTTTTCCGTGATCATGCCAATCGTTGGCAACCGATGAAGGCTGCACATCGTTGAGCCACTTTTGAATTGAAAGGAATGTGGCACCCATGTTTCCGGTTTTACCACCGTGCCAATAGTTGGTCCTGACTCGAATCGACTCCCCTATTTTCGGAGATGAAAACACATGGCCATTGCATGAGAAGGCGATATCACCGCTGAGATACACCTCATAGCTGTCCACGTTCGGATGAATATGTTCATCGATCACTGTATTCGGAGGAGTTATGAACAACTGAACCTGATAGGGGTACTGACGATACAGTACGGTACCAGCGATTGTCGCGTGGTAGCAGGGTTTCGATCCCTCAAACGTGTTTATTGGCCGATTGCTCAGCCACCAATTCTTGAATTCTTCCAGGTCGTCAAACGGTATTACCATGCTTTGCAGCTCCAGTGTCTTGGGGTTGTTTTATCCGTGGCCGTGTCGCAATTATGCCTCGCTCGGAAGCTCTTGCGCCGTTCCGGGTCCGATTTCTTGATGCTCATGTCGGGATCACCGAAACGCACCTTGATGACCGTTCCCTTCGGGTTCTTCACATAAACCGCACTCTTCTTCTTCTCACCCGGAGTGTAGAAGGGCTTGTTCAGAGTGACTTTCTTGCCTTGGTATTCAGCCATATCAAGCCTGTCCTCCCGAGAACAATGGCGAAGCCTGAATATCCTTCAAGCTTTCCGGTTTCTTGGGCTTCTGGAACCGAATCTTCGGAGCAACACCCTCTTCGAGTGCCTCCATGATGATCGGGCGCGGTTCATCCAGCGATTTCGGTGCGGTTTGCACCACCACGGTGGTCACGATTGGGTTGTTCATGGCTTTGAATTCACCGCACCAGTCTTCATCCTTCATAGTAGGCCAGCAACTGGGTCTACTGCTGGGCGGATACCTCCGACAGGTCTTATCCGCACTGAAAAACTGGCAGTCTTTGCAAAAATTCATCACATCTGAGGCTGCTGAGCCATCGCCTGAGCTTGTTGCTGCTGCTGACTAGGAAGGAGACCGCTACTCGTAAGGAATGTTTGGATCTCCTTCCGCAATTTCCGCGCTTCATTGGTCGCCACCTGCTCGTAAGCCTGCAAGAGGCTATCCAAACGCATCATAAACGCGTTCTGTGACGCCGGACTGAACTGCTGACCCTGCTGGATCGCACCATTCAGGTACTGCATCAGTACCCCAATGCGCCCAGCGTAGTTCTGACCCGGCTTCGCGGGCACCGGAATACCCACTAGCAGCGTCGGGATCGTCTTGGTCTCGTCCTCCAGCTCGTCCTGGGCCTTCTGACCCGGATCACGGATCAATTTCTTGATCAAACTCGGGTCATCCAGCTCCATGATGCTCTTGTCCAACGCCACCTGATCCACCCAGGGCGAGTTCATAAACAACTGCTTACGGCTGATGGCCTGCTGCACCATCATCTGACGGCTCACCATGTCCATTCCACCCTTCGGCTCCAGCTCGTACTGATCATGGAGGGCCACAGGGTCCGCATCCAGCGAGTCCTCGGCAAAGCGGTAGCGCAAGCTCTTGGAATCATACTGCACATACAAGCCCCACGCCTGTCGGTACAGCTTGCCCAGAGCCATGCGGAATAGCCGCGCCCGCAAATCACCGCTCTGCATCGACTGAGCGTTGATGCTCTGGATCTCGGTCGCCGTCCTGCGATCACCACCACTGCTCATCGCGCTGCTCATCGCGTAATCCGGGCTACCGATCCGGTTCTCCGCAATGGCCCGCGTCTGATTCAGCTCCTGATCAAAACTCACCGGAGGCTGCGGCATCTGCACCGGAGCCACGCCATACGGCAAAATCTGCCCCGGCTGGAACCGCAGATTGATACTATTCGGCAACTCCCGCTCCGCACGGAACAGCGGTCGGTTGTACAGCGTCATCGCGTCATGCTTATGATTCCACATCGCGGTCATGCTCAGTTCGAACGCCGCCAGAATCTCGCACACGCCTCTTGGACTGAACCAGCCCTTGTCCTTGATCTCATACGGGAAGTCCACGAACGGCAACTGGTTATGCTCATACGGCAACTCCATCGGGTCCCGCAGATCAAGATCCACCGCCGCAGGGCTGTAAGTATAAACCTCCCACACCCCGTCATCCCGCTTCCTATAAACCTCCCAAACAATCACGCCATCCGTGTTCGTGGTGTAAGTAATACCCTCGCGCAACTGCTTCGCATCATCCTCGGTCGCCGCCCCCGGAATGTTATCATCCTGCTGCGGGTTCCCACGGATCTTCTCAATCGTCTTCGCATCACTCTTCCATCCAAGCTGAGCCGCCACCCGCTTGTAAGCCGGAACACTCATCGGCATCACATGCACCGCCCAGTCCGCATCCTGCAAATCCACCGTGTACGCCGGGACCACGAAATACATCGGATCAATCGCCTCGAATCCCACCCGCTTATCACCCGGATTCCAGAAGCACTTCATCACCCCACGCCCGCTCATCAGCGTGTAATCCACCCAACTCAATACCTCATCCACGAAGTTGGTCTTCTCCCGGATCTTATAATTGAACCAATCCTCGGCCACCTTCGTATACGCATTCAACTGCTGGCGCATCGGCACAAAGCTGGCCACAACATCCATACCCAGAGCTTGCTGGAGGAACAATGGTTTGAGCTTCTCAATCGCCGTATCAATGAGCGGCCAATGCAAATCCGCCGCCTTCGGCCAGGGCTTATTCACACGGCGCAACCCATTGTGGCGTAACTCATACCACCTCGTCTGCCTCAGCTCCCACGGACTGCGTTGGCTCACAGCCTCGACAATCTGGCCCTGCAACGCGTTCCGCTGTTTGTCGTTCATCATAAAATGCTTCCCCTTTGTTATCCCCCAACATCACATCCAGCAAGCGCAACCCCTTTTTCGCTATGCTCTAGTGGGCCAATCTCATCCTCCAACCTCTCCATCAAACTCCGCCCATCCTCTCCCACCGCCCTCAAATACTCATCCATCCGCTTCCCACCACCACCACAGAAAGCCAGTACCACCGCATCCGCCCGATCAGGACTATTTACCCCACGCGCCCGCAGCTCATCCTTCCCCTCCAGCGTCAGCTTCCCCTTCCCATTAGTCCGCACCTTCCGGCTCACGAACTGCTGCAACAGCACCTCGTCCGTCCCCACCGGTCCCAGATTCACCTTACCCTCCTCCACCATCCGCCCGAACTCAATCCACATCTCCGCCGCCCGATTCACGAACTGATCATCCCGGATGGCCCGCTCACCAAAGTTCACCCGCCGCACATCCCAACCCTCAGCCCTCAGCGCATCACACATCACCACACCCATTCCACCCACATCCGCATAAATATCCTCAGCCTTCAGCTTCCACTTCCTGAACTCCGATATGAACCTGCCCACGCTGGCCATCGTGTCCTTATCCCTCCATCGGACCAGCCCCTTCACCGTGTTACCCTGACGCACCACCATCACGCTCTCATCCCCGCCCGCGCTGAAATCACAACCCGCCGTCAGCCGGTGCCCTTCCAGCTCCTCCTTGGGTGGGCCAGAAACAACCTTCTGCCAATCAGAGGTTTTGACCGCCGTGAGGCTCCCGTCATCCTCCATGAACTCCGCATAAATCATCGACCGAACCAGCGGATGCCCCTCACCCCACCTCGCGAACTGATCATCGATCCACTCCTTCCGAATATGCGGGCAATCAAACGCGGTAACGGTAAAGGTCTGCCACTTACCATCATTCCGCCTGAATACATCGTAGAAATACCCGGAGCTACCCCCAGGACTGCTCATTAGCAACGTCCGCGTAGGCTGGCACCGCTCCATCGACTGGAAGATCCCGTCCGGCACCGCCTTCGCCTCGTCCACAATATACATCAAATCCCCACTCGGACCCTGCACATGCCAGCCCTCCGCCTTCTCAGGATTGCTCGCCGAGAACCCGATACACCGGCTCACCAACTCCTGACCATCAACTTTCTTCGGGTATACATAGCGGATCTCGCCATCCTTGATCGAGAAACCATTCTCCTCTCCCCCCAACCCATTGATCATCTTTCGCAGATGGGGCCACAGAGCGTCGGCCACCTGTCGATACACACCAGCGGTACATACCACCAAACTCCCCGGCCAGCGGAGCATGTGCCAGATCACCGCACTCGCGGCCACCATACTCGTCTTGCCAGAACCATTCGCCGCTTTCAAAGCTACCTTCGAGTGCTTCTCATTCAAAGCTCCCAACACCTTCTCCTGCCACGCATAGGTATCACGCAGGCCAAGCATCATCTTAGGGAAGTTCTGCAACTGCTGAGCCTCCTCCAAGAGCTTACGCTGCTTCCAAGCAGGGATATGCGAACCCATGCCGAGTGAAGAGGATTTCTTTTTCTTAATTTGCTTGACTGCCATAAAATTGGTTGTGGGAGGG